ACGCCGTTCGTTACCGGATGAAGTATGAGGAAGCAGAAGCCAGCATAGAGCGGTTAGAGACTGCGCTGCGGGTCCGCTGCGCCTTGGATGCCAATGAACCAGCACAGGAAGCTTGCTGATTTTCTGAAAGTGACGGCCGAGGCCGATCGGCGGCAGGCGCGACGTGATCAAAGCCGCTACGGCTGGTATGACGATGAGGGTGTCAGACAAGGTGGCTTGATAAGTTTCGTCCGCTATTTCTGGAACGTGCTGGAGCCGGAAACCGCGTTTGTCGATGGCTGGCCTTTGTGGGCGATGTGCGAGCATCTCGAAGCGGTGACCGATGGCCGTGTCAAGCGGCTTCTGATCAACATCTTTCCCGGTGCGATGAAGTCGATGCTGGTGGATGTGTTCTGGCCGGCGTGGGAGTGGGGCGCGATGGGCAAGACGCATTATCGCTATGTGACGTTCTCATATTCGCAGCTCTTGACGATGCGCGACAATGATCGGTTTCGCATCCTGCTTGTAAGTCCGAAGTATCAAGCCTTGTACGGCATCGAGACTTCGGCGCAATGGGGTGCCAAGGCCAGGAGTGCTTCCGGCGTCGCGATGCGGAATACTCAGATCATAAAAGTCATGAACAACAATACTGGCTGGAAGCTGGCGTCTTCGGTTGGCGGCGTGACCTTGGGCGAGAGAGGTGACCGGGTCATAATCGACGATCCGCACAACATGCTGGAGGCCGAGTCCGACATCGAGCGGGCCAAGGCTGTGCGCTGGTTTCGCGAGTCGGTTTCGTCGCGCTTGAACAATCTCGATGAAGGCGCCATTGTCATTATCATGCAACGGCTGCATGAGGATGACGTATCTGGCACGGCCTTGGGCGATGACTTTGACTATTGTCATTTGATGGTGCCTTGGGAGTTCGATCCGAACCGCGCCTTTGATGATGACGGTAACATTATCGAAAACGCCATCGGCTGGTCTGATCCGCGTGCCGTTCCCGGCGACATGGATGGCAATGCCGGCGAGCCGGCTTGGCTCGATCGTTTCTCCGAGGCTGCGATGGCGCGGACCCGCAGCGAGCTGGGACCGTATGCCTGGGCCTCGCAGTTCGAGCAAAGTCCTGTTCCCCGTGGCAAGGGTATTTTTCAACCGGAATGGTGGGGGTTATATGATCCGCCGAACAAGCAGTTCCCGGAGTTCAGCTACACGATCGCCAGCCTCGACGGCGCGTTTACGGAAAAGGAAAGCAACGACCCGTCGGGGTTCACGGTCTGGGGAATTTTCGATCTACAGAATGGCAAACGGGGAATTATGCTGGTCGGCGCATGGGCCAAGCACTTGCAGTTCTCTACGAAACGCATCGATCGTTTACCGAGTGAGACTTACCAAATTTGGCGACAACGAACACTGAAGGACTGGGGACTGATGGAGTGGGTGTATGACTCCTGCACATGGCTTTATGGTCGGCCGTTCAAGGTGGATCGGCTTCTTATCGAAGACAAGGGACCGGGGCACTCTGCGGCTCAAGAGCTACGTAATCGCTATGGCATCCACGAGTTCGGCGTCCAGGTGGTCAAGACCAAGGGAGATAAAGTGGCGCGTGCCTTGGCCATTCAGCCGGTGTTTTCTAATGGTCTGGTGTGGGCACCGAAGTACGACTGGAGCGAGCTGGTCATCCGGCAAGCTGCGAAATTTCCATACGACCGGCATGATGATCTTGTGGATTCGATGACCCAGGCTTTGCGTTTTGCCCGCGATGCTGGTTTGTTGCTGTCGGATGAGGAAATACATTTCGACGAACGCGAACGCGGCCGCGTACCGCCAAGAGTGAAGGCGTTATATCCCGTGTAAGTTGTAAGATGCCGAAAGCTGCAACCAAAGATACAGCGTTACCAATTGAACGTCTATGCGAATTATTTGAGTACGATGCTGCTAGTGGTGCGGTAACGAATGGATCTGTAAGGCGCGGCAGAGCTAAGTTCGGTGCCGTTGCTGGCTCAATAGACAAATATGGTTACAGAATGATCATTGTCGGCGGACTAGTTTATCCGGCTCATCGTCTTGTTTGGTACCTGTATTACGGCCGATGGCCAATAGGTCAGATCGACCATATCAATATGGACTTTACCGATAACCGCATTGTGAACTTGCGTGAAGCAACGATGACGCAGCAACGCGCCAACCAGAAAGTTAGGCGCGACAGCAAAACTCAGTCTAAAGGCGTCCAGATAACAGCGGAAGGAAACTACCGCGCCAGAATAAAACGGAATGGTATTGTTCGCCGTCTTGGTGTTTTTAAAACGCCACAAGAGGCGCATGCAGCCTACATTGCCGCAGCCAAAGGGCTGTTTGGGGAGTTCGCAAGACCGTAGTATAACAGGCTTGACTTCCGGGTGGGGAACACGGAGGTCCAACATGTGTGATTATTCACTCCAATCTGTTGCCTCTCGCCCAGCCAAGATCGGCGACAAGCTGAAGGTTCGCAACTTCGGCACCGGCACGCGCGGTTTCTGCGATCTCAAAGACAAGGATGTAGCAGTCTGTATCCTGCCGGGGACCGAGCTGGCATTCGAGGAGCCAGCACGCACGGCCGGCCACTGGCAAGGGCTTCTCGGTGGCAAGGCATTTGCCGCCGTAGCGATCTTCCGCCAGATCAACAAGCAGGCGGTAGCGGCGCATCACGATGCGCTGGAGTTTCCCAATGGCGATACCATCCTGTTGACCGCCTTGGACGAAGGCCAGATGGCGACCGTGCTGCAGCTCCCCGCGATGAACACGCAGCACGAAATCGAGCAGGCCAAGCGGCTTGCCTATACGGGATCGTGATGGCCAGCCCCAGAATCATCTTCCCCGCCCCATTGACGGACGGGCAACGCGACTGTGTGGACAAGCTGCGCGAGGCCTTGGTCGAGGCCGAACGCGGCAATATCCACACAGTCGGCATGGTGCTGTGCATGACCAAAGGTTATGCACATCTCATTGCCGGCACTGCCGCGGCCGAGTTGAACCTGGGCCTCGATAGCCTCAAACGTCGTTTGCTCGATCATCTGGAAAAGCCGGTAGTCAAGCTATGAACAATAGCATCAATTATCTGTTGGAGAACCTGAAGCGGTTCGTTGCGGCCGGCGATGCCGGCCGGTCCTATGTCCTGAGCCAGATCGAGGTGCAGCTGATCCTCGACGAGATCGATCGGCTTGCTGGCACTCCGCTTAAGATCTACTCGTTTACCGATATCCGCGACGAGGCGCGGCGCCTGCGTGCCGAACATAAGCCGGAAGACCATCATTTTCCCAAGGACATTGCCTAAATGGTTGACGGGCTTGGCACTGCGGTATCCGGCACCACCATCACCGTCGATGAGGACGATGGCACGGTCAGGGTCGACCCGGCCACCGGCACGGTCGAACGCGACCAGGATGATGGCGGCGTTGTCGTGCAGTTTAATGCGGTGCGCAAGGCCGACCAGGACCATGGCTTTGACGAGAACCTCGCCTTGCATCTTGATGGCGCCACATTGGGCCGCATCGCCAATGAAATGTTCGAAGCCATCGAAACCGATGATCGGTCGCGCAAGGGCTATCTTGAGATCGTAAGGCGGGCGATGGACTTTCTCGGCCTCGATATGAAGGAGCCGAGGGTGACGGCGGCCGAGACATCGGCTGCGGTCGAGGGCCAGAGCCAAGTCACCAATCCGCTGCTGCTTGAGGCTTGCCTGAAGTCTTGGGCCAATAGTCAGGGCGAACTCCTCCCAGCCGAGGGGCCGGTCAAGGTCGACACCGGCATGGGCGAGGCTTCGGTGCAAGACGATGACCTCGCTGAGGCCTTGGAACGCGACTTCAACTATTTCCTGACCGATACCGCCAGCGAATATTATCCCGATACCAGTCACATGCTGCTGTGGGGAGTGCACTTCAAAGGATCAGGCTTCAAGAAGGTCTACAAGTGCGCGCGCCGGCGCCGGCCGGTATCGGACTCGGTCGATGCGCAGGATCTGATTGTTTCCGATACTACCCGCGATCTGAAGTCTTGCGAGCGGATTACGCACCAGATCCCGATGCGGCCATCGGATTTGAAGCGCATGGTCGAGCTGGGCGCCTATCGCGACACGCCATTGACCCAGCCGTATTACAGCCCCGAGGCGATCGAGGGCAAAGTAATGGAGGTGCAGGGCACCCAGCGTTCGACGCGGCCCGAGGACCAGCCCTACACCATCTGGGAAAGCCAGTGCGAACTCGATCTGCCGCAATATGCGCCGCCGCAGTTCAAGGGCACCGGGGTGCGGCTGCCTTATTTGGTGACTCTTGAAAAAGATACTCGCGCCATTCTTGCGATCAGGCGTAATTGGCGCGAGGACGACGAGCAGTGCGAACGCAAGCGCATGTATGTGCGATATCCGTATGTACCGGGACCGGGCTTTTATGGCACCGGCATGATCGGGATCGTCGGCAATTGCTCGATGGCGATGACGGCGGCGTGGAGGGAAGCACTCGACGCCGGCATGTTTGCCAATTTCCCGTCAGGAACCATTGCCAAGATCGGAGGCCGGCAGAACACTTCTGACATGAGGTTGTCGCCGGGCACCTTTCAGCCTGTCGAAACTGGCGGTCTGCCGATTAATCACGTTGTTGCTCCGCTGCCATATCGCGACGTCACGCCGGGACTTCTTGCTCTCATGGATAAGGTAACCAACCAAGCCAAGGAAGTTGGCGGGGTTGCCGATCTACCAGCAGGTGAAGGAATACAAAACGTCCCGGTCGGCACCATGCTGGCCAATATCGAGCAAGCAACAAAAGTTATCTCGGCCTCGCATAAAGGAATGCACAATGCGCAAGCCGAAGAACTTGAGTTATTGGCCGATCTGTTCCGCGAGAACCCGACCGACTTCTGGGAGCGAAACAAGATCTGCCCGCAAGGCTTTTGGGACGAGCAGAAGTTTTTGCAGGCTTTGAACACCTGTCACTTAAGGCCGCGATCCGATCCAAACACACCCTCCCACCTCCACCGGATCGCCGTGGCCCTGGGCTTGGTGCAATTTGCCGCCAACCCCATCTTCACCCCGTTTTTCAATTTGAAGGAACTGGTGCTGCGGATCATGCGGGTGATCCGGGTTGATCCGAACGGCCTTATCCAAGATCCGCCGCCGATCGATCCGGCAATGATGAATCAAGGCAAGCCGGGGCCCGATCCGTTGGTCGGCCAGGCCAAGATGCTGCAGGCGCAAACCGATGTGGCTGAAGCGCAGCAAAAGGCCCAGCTTGGCCAGCAACAAATTCAACTCGGCCAGCAAAAGCTGCAGACCCAGCGCGACATGGCATCTGCCGAGCTAGCCAAGGAAATGGTCATCCATCAGCGCGACTCGGCGCAAAGTGCGATGCAATCGCATCTCGACGCCGCGCAGCAATCGCATGATCGGCAAATGGACTTGGCTGGGCTGGCGCACGACCGCGGCGGTGCCGTGCATGACCAGATGATGGATCGCGCCGGCCACGGTCTTGATCTGGCGCAATTCCATCACGACCGGCAATTTGACTTGACTGATCTCGCCCAACAGCGCGACCAGCTGGCGCACGATCGCGAGCAATTGGCGCATGACCGGCAGAAAGACTTCGCCGAACATGCGTTGAATGTGCATCAGGCCATGAACCCGCCGGCCAAGGAACGCTGGATGGGTGGCCGGGTGACCGATGATGGGCAGGTCGCGCAATTGGCAGAGCAGATCAAGAAACTGATTGAGCTGCAGGCGGCGCCGCGCATTATTCAACGCGATGAACAGGGCAGGATTATCGGCGTTCAGATCGTGCAGCAATTGCCGAATCAGACCACTCGCGAGCACGACGGTTCAGTCGTCGTCAACGTCGATGACGAACAATGAGTTTTGCAACCTGGGACCGAACGATCCCGACACAGCCCCATTTCCATTGTCAATTGGGTCAGTTGCAAATTTTGGCGCAACGCCATTTGCCTTTGCACAGCTTGCTGGTTTTGGTTTGTGGCCGGGGGCCGACACGTCGCCGGCATGGCGTCACTTGTTGGCCCAAGAAACAAACTTAAGGTTTCGCTTGAATCGTCAGGCACCATCTGATCTGGTTTGGCATGATCGAGAACAAGAAGAAGAAGTGACCTTGATGGAAATTTTGCGTACCATGTAGGGCAGAACTTAAAGGTTCATTGGATGAGTGGCTCGTTTGCACCAGTTAGAGGCGCGACAGGTCCAGCACCGACTACGGTGTGGTTCGGCGCTGTGCCAGATAAGTACAATATGCTGATGCAAGTATATTGGACCGGCTCTGGTCATAATGTGAATTTTGGCCCAGGCGCGACGTTAAACACTTGTGATCGCATCAATCAGTGGGTGGTGTGGAATACAAATATGGCCGGTGGGGCCAATTTTCTGACCGCCAGTATTGGAGCAACGACAACCGCACCCGATGGCACCAGCACCGGCTATCATGTGACTGAAGCGACCAATAACGGCTACCATATTATGACGGCCGGTGTTTATGACCATTCACTTTTTGTGCCGAATAGAAAGCGGTTGGCAGTTTTCGCTAAAGCGGGGGATATATCGGAGCCGCATCGACGTACCAGATGCTTTCTGCAAGTTGGGGAGTTCCTAGGCATCCCTACTGGCTCTGGGCCTAACAACACCGACGCAGGTGTGCGCTGCGTGTTTGATCTTGTGGGTGGGCAGATCGGGGTGCCAATTGCTCAATTTGGCACTGGACCATTCGGTGGGACAAATGGTTGGGGCGCTATAGGTGCGGGGATTATTCCTTACGGTAATGGTTGGTATCTCTGCTACATTGACGTTTCAATGTCGGTTGATGGGTTTATTTCTAATCAGACAACATTGTTACAAGCAGTATTTGGTCCTGATGCTGGTTCGGGTACAGGTGCTGCCAATGTGCAATATGTCGGCGATGGTACTTCTGGCGTGTATGCATGGCGCACGAACATGTTGCCACCGCGTGCTTGGGACATCCACACTGTTTCGTTTTTTGATGACTTCAACAGCGCCTCTACTATCGATGTAAACAATACACTTGCGCCGGGATTCAAATGGTATTGCGCTGGCAATACTTGGCCCGCACAGGATAATTCAAGTTGGCAAACGCCATGTAATCCAGCTTTGATAACTGTTTCCGGTTCTGTGCTTACTGTAAATACTAATACGAGTAGTAGCCCACAACCAAATCCGCAGACAGCAGCTTATACAGGCAGCGGTAATTATGTCGGGCAGGGTTTTTTAGCGCCATGGTTGGCCGAGTGGAACTGTTCCTATGGTCAAAACAACATACACTTTGCCGAACTTGCGTTTTGGGGTGTGGGTTTGGAATACCAACTTGGCCCTCCCAGCTCGCAACCAGGGCTATCGCAGCTGGGATTGACAGGCGAGATTGATATGGTGGATGCTTCGCCTTCTGAAGGTCGGTATAATCCGATCTGGGCGTTTCTTGATGGTGGGTCTGTCAGACCTGGATTTAATGACTACAATCTTTTTCCTGCTCTGCTTTATAATTCTGTTTGGTATAATGCGGTAAACTATGACATCAACGTCGGTGTTATTTTCAGCGGGCATATCTTTGTATCGCTTTCTAACGGCAATATAGGAAACACGCCTGCTATAGGTGGCACTGCCTTTTGGTCAGATGGTGGAGTGTATACTGGTCTAACTATCGATTATACGCAGAATAATCTCTACGCCACGATGAAACTCCCAGACCGTTCAAAATATGACGTAGGTGATACCGGATTTCTGGGGATATGGACGAATGGTTACTTTCAGTCAAATCCAACTCAAGCGAGTGCTGCCGAAGTAATCTATGGGTCTACAGCTTACTTTTATAACGCGGGGATCTCGCGGGCCGCAGTTGGCCAGTACTCAGATGGTTATCATCAAATTTTCATTCTGGGCCCTGGTACTGATACAGGTAGGTTCGTCGCTGCCGATTACTTTAGGGTAACGCAATGAACAGGTGCGACAATGGCAACGACTAGTGCAACTACCGGCATGGTGCTGCGGCAGGGTTTTGGTTACAATAGGGCATTCTATTTCGGCCAGCCCGGACTGGGATCGACGGTGGTGGTGAATATCTCAAAAAATGCTGGCGCATTTTCAGCTTCACTAGGTTCGCCAGCAAGTGAGATTGGGAATGGATGGTATTTGGTTTTTCTTGGTATAACTGATCTAAATACTCCTGGCGATCTTGCTTTTTATTGCACGGCTAACACTAGCTCCGTTGCTATCTCGTCTGGCAGTTACACGACCGGTACTGGTGTTGTTTCCTTAACTTTGGCTGCGGGCCTCACCCTCGTGGTTGGAGCCACGTACACTATTTCTGGTGCCACAGGCACTGGCAGCTTCGGCTTAATTAACGGCACGTTTGTTGCTGGTTCAGGAACTACTGGTACAACTTTGAACTATACGATTGCGCCTGGTCAAACCATGACGATTACTGGCGGCAGTGTTGTCGGAGTGCTTGGCGGGCCAGTAAGTTGGAACGATCAGGTTGTCAGTCAGGTTTTCACACAACTGCGTATGGATGGCAGCGGCTACGCGCAAATCTCCTCCAACTTCAGACAGGGCGCAGCGATCAATGGCTTTCCATTCACCATGACTTCGGCTGTGACTGGCACACCTCTCAGCGGTATTGCTGCGATGATAGTGGCGCAGAGATCGCTTGGTGGCGGTGGCTTTGCGCCTTGCGCTAACGCAGTGACTGAAGTTGGCTTTGGCGACTATGCCATCAATCTCGCGATAACCGACACCAATGCACCGTTTGTCATGCTTCGCTTTACTGCGCCTGGTGCTAACGACGTGAACATAGCTTTGGGGATGCAAGCGTGATGGCAACAGAATGTTGCAGGCGCCACTATCTGGTATTATAAGGAGAAAATAGATGTCGCATCCGCACAACGAACATCGCGACCATCATGTGCAGCACCGCAGGGTGCATCACATCACGCATGGCATGGCGCATGGTGGTTACGCGCACAGTGCGCATGGCAGCGATAATATTCCGGTTCGCAAAGTCGCATCGAAGGTTGTGCATCGTGCGGCTGGTGGCCGGGTGAAAGCGCGGCTTGACCGCCCCGGCCGCAAGCACGGCGGCAAGGTCAAGGAGCCGGAACGGTTTGTTAAAGAGCAGAAGCATTTAGGAAAGCCGACGCTACGACCGTATGAAGGCGCGCCTGATAACGACAAGTCTGTGCATCGGGCGCGGGGTGGAAGGACTAAGGGGAAGAAATCAGGACATACGACTGTGAATGTGATGGTGGCCCACCCGTCTCCATCACTAGGCGGTGCGGCCCTCCCCTCACCCCCACCCGGAGCTGCACCGCCACCCATTCGCCCGCCGATGGCGGGTCCACCCGCACTGCCGCCGGGACTTCCACCCCCTGGGGCAGCGCCGCTGGCGCGCCCGCCAATGGCCCCTCCTGTAGCAACGCCAGGAATGCCTGTCCGCAAGCGTGGCGGGCGCGTCAGCCCGCATTTACGTGGTGGTCCCAACAAGGACGGTTATGCTTACAAAGAAGGTCTGAGTGCGCGTCCGGTTGATCATGGTCCTGGCAAGCAGGACCGCATGGATATCGGCCGGCCCAAGGCGATCACTTACAAGAAGGGCGGTCGCGTCAAAGGTTTCGGCCTTGGCTCGCATGGCCATGGCCAAGGCGGCTTTGAAGATCGTGGTAGTGCCAAGCATATGTCCGGTGGACTCGAACCGCCGACCGGCGCTACGCATGGCCACGCCAATGAAGCGCCGCACCATCCGCGCAAGGGTCAAGGCCCGCTTGAACATAAGACGCACGGTCAGATGTCGCCGGACTTCAATGTTGGTTCCGGCGGCGGTACGGCGCGGTTGATGAAGCGCAAGCGGGCGCCGAAATTCGTAGATAGGGTGCCATAACATGGCGACTGGACCGCGTGGGGCGGTCAGCTTCTATCCGACCGACCACCCAGCTCTCAGTATCGGCGTGAAAAACCGCCTGACGGAGCTGTTGCGTGCTATGCAAGTCGATCTCGGCTCTGGCATTGCGCAGGACTGGCCGGATTATAAATATCGTTGTGGTGTGTTAAATGGCCTGACGACGGCTATTGCGATGTGTGACGAGATCTTATCGGAGATGAGTGAACGCTAGCTCACGGGTGGGGGTATCCGTGAGGCAAGCTTGGTTACCGCTGTTGTTTCACTTCGGCAAATTGCCGAGGAATCCGGTTCAGACCCGCGCGGTGCCGTTCTGCGCGCTGTCGGCGACTTCTCTCATTTAGAAGTAGCGGCCCAGCAAGTTCTGGTCGCGCAATATATCCGTCCAGAGAAGACTAAGGGCGGCATTTACCTCGCCGACGTGACATTAGCGGAAGACCGCTATCAAGGAAAAGTAGGGCTGGTGCTGAAGGTGGGTTCGCTCGCCTTCAATGACGATGGCGTTGCCAAATTTGGAGGTTTCAAGGTCGAGCCGGGTGACTGGGCAATCTTCAGGACCTCCGACGGGTGGGAAAATTTCCATGTGGCTGACGACGGATGCAACGGCACACCGATCCGGTGGCTGGTCGACACCTCCATCGTCGGCAAAACAACCTCACCCGAGAGGATCTACTGATGGCCGACGAGGAAGGCGACATCACCGTACAGGTGGAAGGCGATCAGACAGCCGAGCAAGGCGATCCGGTTGCCGAGCTGAAGAAGCAATACGACGAGATCCAGGCGCAGCAGAAGCAGGATCAGGAAGCGCGCGAATCTGCCGAGCAACGCGCCCAGGCGGCGGAAAATGCGCGTCGAAGTGCCGAGGAGCAGGCGCAAAGCGCCAGATCCGAGGCACAGCAGACGCGCTATGGAGCTGCCGAACAGGGTATTGAGCAGGCTAAAGCTGCTGTCTTGGCCGCGAAAAGCGAAATTAAAGCGGCCATGGAGGCCGGCGACTGGGCCAAGGTTGCCGATGCCAACGAACGCCTGGCTGAAGCCAAGGGCGATCAGCGTTTCCACGAGCAAATGAAGACGGCTTGGGAGCAGCAGGCGCAATTCCAGCAACAGCCGCAACGTTCGCAACAGCAAACCGGTGATCCGATCGAAAATTACATTAACCAAGTGGGCCAGCAGACGCCGAATAGCGCCAATTGGCTGCGCAGCCACCGCGACTGGATCACCGATCCGAGAAAGAACGCCAAATTGACGGCTGCACATTGGGATGCGGTCGGCGAGGGGCTGCAAGTCGATAGCCCGCAGTATTTTGATCACGTCGAACGGAAGATCGGCATGAAACAAGAGATGAAAACCAATGGTGGCGCAGTGCGCAAGCCGTCTGCGCCGGTAGCACCAGTCACGCCATCGCCTGGAGGGACGCAAGGTGGCGGCAATGAAGTGCGGTTGTCCAAGGGCGAAGCCGCTGCGGCCACCGATGGCACGCTGGTTTGGAATTATGACGACCCATCGGGGCAAAAACGCTTCAAGAAAGGCGATCCGATCGGTCTGCAGGAAATGGCCAGACGTAAGAAGTTCGGTCAAGAGCAAGGGCTATACGACAAAAACAATTACGAGGCTTAACCATGAATGAAACAACGCAAGTCCACCCAGTGCGTCGCGGCCGCGGTAGGCCTCGCAAGCAGGTTCGCGAGCCAGTGCGTGAGACGCAGCACGATGATGTGCGCGACCAGACTGGATCAGTGGTCGTGCAAGGAAGAAATGGCGAGATCCTCA